CTTACCCAAAACGCCGTACCTCGACCTAGAGAGATCCATTACCCTGAGCCAGTCGTTAGGAATTAATTCCCGAACAACGGACTCAGAGATCGTGTCGCTCGCAGATGAGAAGTCAACAGTGGCCAGTTTCCCGGTCACACTGCCCTCGTTCGAGAGCTGATGGTTCCTCACCTGTGAATCTAGATCGATGCCAACCCATTTAAGCCGTCGACGAATCTTTGTACCTATGCCTTTTTGGAACCAGAGGTTTAATCCTGGCTCTACGGCAATGGTACGATCCGTCTTCGAGTTTTTGGGTACGGTGATGACTTTATTCCCATCCTGAATAACTCTTTTTGAGAGATCCCAGGACGGATAGATGCCCGCGTAAAAGGCACCCATAAGGTCATCGAGTGGACGCGTTGTTCCGTTTTCTAAGCGGAACTTATTGACCGGACTGGTATCAACTCCTTTTATAAGGAGAGTAACACCAGGTCCCCAGCCAGACGAGTCAAACCACTCCTCCGGGACGAAACGACATAACGTGGAATCGATTTTACGCTGGATTGCAACGTGCAATTTAGCGCCCACTTCACGATTTATAGTGAGATGGTGGAAACCGCGTCTATTTATCGTCCCACAACTCTGCTCAGCTTCTTTGAACTTGTCGAGAGCGACTGACTTCAAATCTATTTTAGTAGACAAGAAATCGGCCTTCGACAGGAACTTGGTTGCTAAGTAGGCGTCTCGGAATGCTTGCGGATCACTATAGTGATCTGGATTTACATCCAGCTCGACCAGCTGGCGATGCTCATCATTGATGAACATTAGCCAGCAAGTTAAAGATCGAGGGCAATCGAGAGATGAATAGTACAACTCGACGACTTTTGTCGTCAAACCGTGATCTAAAGCCACAGCTCACCTCCTAGATAGGCTAAAGCCTATGATGGACAAACGTCGCCGCTAAGAATCAGTACACCGATTCGAAAGCGGAGATAGCGGAAGAGATCTGGGACTCCTCGTTCATAATCCAAACGAGGTTACCCCAGGCCTTCTCTCTCTGTGCGACAGTCGACCTTTTCGGGAAGACGGCCTCCACGTTGATCAGACACTCTCCGATTTTCAGAGACGCGTCTACCGCATCCATCACCGGGTGAACGAGCTTGAGCTGAACACGGATGACTTGGCTACCTTTTGTCGGCCGTTTTACAGAGAGCGAAATGCGTTGGTTAGCGTCGTAAACGGCGCCTTCCTTCGTCCAGATCGCAACTCCATTTTGGTCGATTTGGGTAGGGACATAGGTAACAGTGTTGGTAGCACCAGTGATGGTGCCATCCCAATCTTTACCCGTTAAGTTAGCGAAAGCTGACAAGTGAAATTCTCCTACTTG